ACAAGCTAACGTCTGAGAACCTATAGTTGTATCTTCAACCTCGTAGTCCGACAGCTTTGACCAATCAATAGCCTTGGGCATTAGCGTTAAGAACAACTCATACCTCTCCTTATCACACTGCTGGTAAGGGGCTTGCTGGTAGATGTGTTCTGAGTACGGTAAGAAGCTTACACCTGACATTTCATCGAAGTTCTTGTAGACATAAGCACCTACCTCTAACCATTCATCTGCTAAGACATTAATAGTTACTGAGGGCTTGTGTTCACAGTAATGACGTTGATATGCAAGCCAAGTATCTAACTGCTGAATAGCCGTTGTGTTCTCAGTTAACACGGCTTGGTCTGGGGACTTCTGAGGGAAGCTAAACACGACTGTAGTGTCTGGCTGGTGGGCGCAGGGTTCCCACGGAATCCCCTGATCTTTCATAAACTGAGTCAAGGGGTCGTTGAACGCACCACGAACAGTACGGATGTAGTATTCGCTATGCCTCGCATGGATTCCTGAAGCAGAGTTCACTAGCTGACTAACTGTGCCAGAAGGTTTAACTGCTGTGATTGCTGTGGATACTGCAATGCCTAACTTTCCTGCCCACTCCTTGTTAACTTCTACTGAGACAGCGCGAAGACGCTCTAGTAGTGCAGGTAACTCAGGGTTGGCGGTGGTAGTCAAAGGGTTGTCCATGATGCCTGTAAGACTCACACCTAGAAGACGTTCCTCATCGGTGTTGTCTTGCCAAACCTGACGCAAGTATGGGAACTTCGTGTAGGTTGCTTGGAGAGTCCCAAGGATTGTAGCGACTGCTATCTTACGTTCTAAGTCTTGCTCAGTATCACCTGAACGAATCACTACCTCAGTGAGATTGCAGAATTGGTATGGTCTTAGTATTATTTCTGAACCGATTATGTTCGATGAGAGTCGCAACACTCCCACCAGTTCTCTTATGAACTTCTATACGTCACCGCATAGTCCAGACTATATCATCATCCAATTTTCAGGATGTTACGCTTTTCGAGCATCATTAGCTTATGCCCTACTCCCTTGCGGGATAGTCGTTGCACGTTCCTCACATCGTAAGACATAAGGCTTCGCTCAGGATTGTCTCTGTACTAGAGGTGTTCCCTGAATTAACGCAATTCTTCGGAGTGGGTTTCCCCACTAAGCCGCCATTGACGGATTTGTTCCAAACTCATAGGTGGCGTCACGCCTACCATTCTTAGCTGCTTGATTCTGTGCAGCTTGGCGGTTGAAGATACCTCGCTCACCTGTACCTGACTCGACTAGACTTAACCACTCTCGCATGAATGAGGTGGAGTCAGGCTTTTCAGTGTACGCGACTGAGTTATTGGCTAAGTTACGCTGTCCGTTAGCTTCCCAATACGCACCAGATTTAGCGTGACGCATACGATCATCACTGAGATTCGATAGGCTAATCATTGCTGATCTACGGACTCCACCAACCACTACAACCTCACCAATCTTGCACATTATGTCGTGACATTGGAGGCTAGTTAGTTTCTCACCTGAAGCTTCCTTGAACTTGCTAACTACAAACTGAAACAAGTCCACAAGAGGTGCAGGGCCACTAGCCCGACCACCGAATGTCTTAAGCTTTGCACCCGCAGGTCGTACCAGAGACACATCCCACTTAGGTATCAAACCGTTGTATAAAGAAGAGATCAGTGTACGAAGTGAGTACGCCCACCCTTCTTTAGAGTCAGGCACTACGATTGTCTCATCTAGGTTGATGAGGTTCATAGGAACTTGAGGTAGTTGGTTGACGTACTGACGCTCTACGCTGAAGCCTACGCCTGTACCACACAACAGGATAAACATAGCCTCATCGAAGCTGCGTATATCATCGACAGGTAGGTAAGAACAGTTGTACCCAGCTACGTTATCTCGATCAAAGGCTTTTCCTGAACTCATCATGGCTCTCATGGAGGGCATCACATCTAGGTTAGTGATTGCTTCACGTATTGCCATGACTGTCTCATCATCTTTGATCTTTGGTAGGACTAGATTATCTACATACCGATTAACAGTTTCTCCCCAATTTTCTCTACGATTTTCTGAATCAAGCCACTTTGCATAGCGGCTGGTGTGAATAAATGCTTGGTAATCATTGGGAAAGTAATTTTTCATTGCTGTCGGTATTCCTGTTCTAAGTCTTCTATTAATTTGTTTATGTAAAAGCGGCACTTAAGCAAGTCCTGCATAGGTGTGGCTTTGTGATTGTGCCGCGTTAGATACTTAATGACGTTACCCTCACAGAAACTCATATCGTGGGCGCGAATATAATCAATCGGCTCAATCGAAGCGGTGGTGTAATGCGGTGGTGTGTTGATAAGATCAACATTAGGTTTTACATGCCTCTTCATATTGATAATTCCTTATTGATAGTTGGGTTCCATAAAATAGGCGCATCATCCCAAAGGTCTGCTGTGAGTATTCGGGCCATACGTGCATTGAGTAGTGCTTCTTCTTCGTCACCTTTGTAGGCTTTCAGTACACCTTCCCAAAGACTCTCTGGGGTTCCTCTATGCTTATCAATTAGCTTACGTGCAGTAACTTCACCCACACCCTTAACACCGTAATAACCGTCAGTCGGGTCGCCTTTAAGTGTTTGGGTAATGAAGTTCTCGTAAGCCTCTTGCTCAGTGATATGAACTACCTCACCATCTTTCCAAAGTCGAGCATTGGGGATGGTCAGCATGTCTTTATCATCGGAGACAATGAGGTACTTGTCAGGGTCTTGAGTTGCAAGGATTCCCATAACATCGTCTGCTTCTATGTTGTCGAGTATGACGTGGTTGTACTGTTCCTTAACGAAGTCAAGAAGCGTGTAGAGACACAGTGGTCTGCGGGTAGTCTTACGGTTAGCTTTATACTCAGGGTTAATGTCTTTGCGGTAGTTGGTTGGGCTAGAGATAGCCACTACCACATCCTTTAATCCTGTCTCTGCTTTTATTTGCTCGACTTTAGACACAAAGCCTTTGTTAACGTCATCTTCGTGACAATGGAGAGTCCATAAACCGTCACCCCAGTGGGTAGGTTTTTCTAGTGCTGCGGCTATACGGTACGCGATTAGATCACCGTCTAATAGTAAGGTATTACGGGTCATTGGGACTCTCCTTTTAGTGGACTAATTTAAGTTGGAACTGCTTTTGTTCTGGTTCGTCTTCTTCTTCGGCATACAAGGTAGTAGCAAGGTCAAAGTAATGCCAAAGAATGTCTTCGTCATTTACTATGTCTTGGACTGCTGCATAGATTGCTGCACCATAAACAGTGTGTTCTTCTGTGGGGTCTCCGTCACATTCACCTTTAAACTTGACCGATGTACAGTCACTGTTAAAAGTAATGACAATAGATAATTTGTCAGTGTTCATTTTGTGTTTACCTTTACGTAGTGTTTGTTAAGGACATTGACTGCCCCATCTAAGTTAATTTTGAACCACTCGTTTTTCCTATCGTCACAGACAAGTTCTAGTTCTTGGTGAACCTTGAGTTCTGTGCCGTGGCGATTAGGTACGTCAATGTGGTGGTGAAGGATGTATGACCTAAATGGGTCACTGGTTTGGTAGCTACTAAGGCGGTCTTCGGCATCTACTGCTTTACCAATCTTGACCCATTCAGGCCATGCTGGATTCTTAATCGCGTAGACACATCCGATTGTAGATTTTGGGTAGTTTTTTAGTGAAGAGAAAGCAGCGTCATTGAATGACTTGTACCGCCCTGACTTCCATAGTGGGTGAGTCTGAGGGATGTACTTACCATCTACGAACATACGCTTATGGTTCTTTCTGTTCTGAGCATCAACAGTGTGCCTCCCTCTTTGAGTATTTCCTACATACCACCACTGCCCATCTTCGTACACACAGTTCTTATTAGTGGGTATCTGCCCACGATCTTCCAATATTATATTCCGCATCTAGCCGTATCCCGAAGTTGTAGTAAGTTCCTGTTTGACGCATAGCTTTTTGAGCAAGCTTTCCGAACACGTCACCTGTTCCATGTTTAACTAAGATTTGAATTTCATCGTGAACCCAAGCGCATTGTTGGAACTCGACACCGTGCGTGAAGCCTTGCTCCTTACATAGCTGGTGGAAGATAACGACCCATCGTTTAGCGAGAATCGCACCGCAAGATTGCAAAAGAGTATTTAAGCTGGCGTGTTGGTGGCGTACAGGAATAACCCTTTTATCTAGCCCCAGTACGTTGCCTTTCTTTGCTTGTGCTTGAACCATATCCTGTAGATTCTTCAGTGCAGGTAGACCCTTAAGGAA